AAAAGCTAAAGAAGCCCTGGATTCTGTATCCAGTCAGGGATTCAATATCTATCAGCTCATCAATAAATTCAAAAAAGACGTGAAATGGCGCAGGGATGAGAATATACCGGATGATGTTTTGATTAATATCTGCCAGCAGTATCAGAAAGACAAGGGTAGGATCAGCCAGCCTTATCCTTGGTTCATCAAAGTGCTTAAGATGGAAAGCTCGGCTTATTTTGCCCGGATGAACATTGAACAGAGTAAGAAATTCAAGAAGCAAGGCATCGGCAAGATGGCAGATATATTAAGACAGATCCAAGAACATACGAATGGATAACAGAAGGATAATGGAAAAGATATTCCCGACCATATTAATTGTACTCGATATTGCTTCAGCTGTTGTTTATGCCTGTGGCGGGGACATCAGGCACATGATTTATTGGATAGCGGCGGCCACGTTAACAGCATGTGTGACGTATTGACAGGGATTATATCGTGGGTCCTTCCCAGGGGGGCTTGGGACGAGGGTCAGGTGAGGCGCAGTCTGTCAGTGATTGTGGTTTTGAAAAGTGATGTCGTGGTCATATGGGTCGCAGGACAGAAAAGTGGCAACCAGGGGGCAACACGCTTGAAATACGCTGTAAATAAAGGGGTTATGGAGTTTTAAACTTATGTTCAAAAGGAGGCAGAGATGGCAAAAATCAACGTAAAACCGGACATTTTGGAAGTTAAAATGTCCGATTTAAAACCGGCGCCTTACAATCCACGGGAGATCTCGGATGGGGCCCTTGCGGGCCTGCGGCACTCACTTGAGAAGTTCGGGTTGGTGGATCTCCTGGTGGTTAACAAGCGCAATATGCGGATTATATCAGGGCACCAGCGGTATAAGATATTACAGCAAGAGGGTGTCGAGAATGTTACCGCAATCATGGTTGATCTTGATGAGGTTTCTGAAATGGCTATGAACGTGACGTTGAACTCTCAGGAGATCGTGGGATCCTGGACCCAGGCCATCATTCCTCTTTTGGAGAAATTGCGGACTGAGGCTTCGGATGATTATCTCGCGCTTCGCATGAAGGAGTTGCGGGATGAGGTCTCAGAGTTCGAAGAGGAAAACACAGGAGCCGGTAAAACACTGCCCGATGATATTCCTGAGCCGCCCGAAAAACCTATCACTAAAAAAGGCGATCTGTGGATACTGGGAGAACACCGTCTTTTGTGCGGTGATTCTACCAAAGATCAAGATGTCGCAAGGCTTATGGCAAATCAAAAGGCAAGCCTGTTTGCAACGGATCCGCCTTATTGCGTTGACTATACTGGAGCTGACAGGCCGACAGGCGGAAAGGACTGGTCGGATGTATACCATGAGGTAGATATTCCCGATGCAAAAGATTTTATAAAATCTTTTTATAAAGTGGGACTGAACTATATAAAAGAAAACACCGCCCTGTATTTGTGGCATGCTTCCAAGCGTAAAGCAATAATCGAAGAAGTCTGTGATGAATTGAAGTTATTGCTTCATCAGCAGATTATCTGGGTAAAGCCCTGCGCTATACTCACCTATTCTTTTTACTCCTGGCGGCATGAGCCGTGCCTTTTAATGTGGGTAAAAGGCCAGAAACCGCCTTACAGGCCAAAAGATAAATCTATTGGAAGCGTCTGGACGATTGATTTACTGCGCTCAGGAGATCCAACGAATCCCGAGTATTATACGGATATCTGGGAACTGGACTGGGAAGGCAAAAAAAGAAACACCGGGATCAAACATCCTACGGTCAAGCCCACAGAGGTGTTCGCAATTCCCATGAGAGTGCATACCTCGCCGGGTGATATCTGTTATGAACCGTTTTGCGGTTCAGGTTCGCAGATTATTGCCGGGGAGCGTCTTAACAGGCGTGTCTTTGCACTGGAGATCGAACCTGTATTTTGCGATGTTACGGTCAGGCGATGGGAAGAATTTACAGGCAAAAAAGCAACTCTGGAGGCAAGCCAGTGACAGAGAAGAAACAAAACCTGGCAGAAATCGCCCGCAAAAAAAGGCATCTTTATTTAATTGAGAAGATGCAGAGTAGAAAGCCTTTGTCTAGTCAGGAGATTGCCGAGCTTGAACAATTTGAAGCAGAACCCTTAGACTCTGCGGTTGTAAGGACAATGGAAGAAGTTGCCAGGGTTATGGATGTTGCCTATAGAACTGTTCAGCGTTGGAAAAAAGACGGTATGCCTACTACAAAAGAAGGCTTTTATGATCTCGATGAAATTAAGGCCTGGCATGAACAGCGTAATATAGACCAGGCCGAAGACAGGGCTTATTGGAATACGAAGATACTGAAGCATAAGGCAATTTTACTTGAGATGGAGGTCAAGAAAGCAACCGCCGAGCTGTTGCCCCGCGATGAAGTGGAGAAAGATATGATTGCAAGGATCATTGCGGTTAAAAGATCATTCCTTGCCCTGCCGACGAGGCTTGCTCCGGTTCTGGCAATGAAAGAACCCAGGGAAATTCAAGCCGAGTTATATGAGGCAATAATAGAGATTATAGAGGAGTTTGCCAGAGATGATGATAGTGAGAACCCAAGACAGGAAAATCTGGACGCCCGAACAGAAGCTGACGTGGAAGCCCCCGGAGAAGATAACAGTCAGCCAGTGGGCTGATTCTTTTCGTTATCTTAATCCGATTACTTCAGCTGAACCGGGCCGGTGGAAGACTCAAAGGACGCCTTATTTGGGAGGCGTCATGGATGCTTTCACCGATCCTTTTGTTGAGGAAATAACTGTTATGGCCGCTTCTCAGGTTGGTAAGACCGAGGCTATGTTTAATATGCTCGGTTTTATCATTGATCAGGATCCGGGGCCTACGCTTGTGGTCTTGCCGCGCGAGAGTGACGCAAAGAGTGTTTCCTGCAACCGGGTTCTGCCTATGATTCAAGGCTCTTATTCCCTGCGTCAACATCTGCCCAGGCTTTCGGATGACATAACAAGACTTGAATATCACCTGGACAGAATGATTTTATATTTCGCTGGTTCTAATTCCCCAGCAGATCTTGCTTCCCGCCCTATCCGTTATCTTTTTTTGGATGAGATTGATAAATATCCTAAGTTCTCGGGCCGGGAAGCTGATCCGATAAAGCTTGCTACTGAACGTCAGAAGACATTTTGGAATAAAAAGACCGTTAAAGTATCCACGCCGACTACAAGGGATGGCTATATCTTTAGGGAGTATGAGGAATCAGACAGGAGCCGTTTTTATGTTCCCTGTCCTCATTGCGGTAAGTATCAGGTTTTGGTGTTTAACCAGATCAAGTGGCCTAAGAGCGAGAAATCAGCCGAGCGTATCAAAAACGAACGCCTTGCATGGTATGAATGTTATCACTGCAACAAGCGCATAAAAGATTATCACAAAAACAAAATACTACTGCAGGGAAAATGGGTACCGGAAGACGCCGAGCTTGATGATGACGGGAGCGTCTCAGGAAATATTATCAGGAGCAAGCACAGGGGTTTTTGGATTAACTCTCTTTATTCTCCATGGCTTACCTGGAGCGATATCGCAAGCGAGTTTATGAAATCAAAAGATTATATCGAGCTTTTGATGAACTTTGTCAACTCCTGGCTTGCCGAGGTCTGGGAAGAAAAGATCGAAGAAACCACTGTTGATAAGATAAGAATTCTCTCACGTGAGTATGACCAGGGCATTGTGCCGGATGATGTGATTGTATTAACCGCTGGGGTCGATGTCCAGAAAGACCATTTTTATTATGTGATTCGCGGCTGGGGTTATTATGAAGAGTCGTGGTTAATCAGAGCCGATCGTGTCGAGTATTGGGAAGATATCGCAGATGTACTTTTTAAGACTGAATACAAACGATTATCGAACAATGAAACTCTACCGGTATATATGAGCTGTATTGACTCAGGATACCGCACTGATGAGGTGTATAGATTCTGTCGTCAGTGGTCGGACAGAACAAAAGCCATCAAGGGACAGGAAGAACTTGCAGGCGGCCGCTTCTATAGGGCTTCGAAGATAGATATTAATTCAAGAACCGGCAGTGTTATCAAAAGCGGTTTAGTTTTATGGAATTTAAACGTCAGCCAGTATAAGGATAAAATCAATCGC